GTTGCCCGGTTGTTACCGTATCATTTGCTGTGTTGATAGCCATTGGCGTTGTTGCCGTGTAAGAAGTCTTCTCATCCTGATCAATTGTGATGTTCGTCGATAACATGGCGGTATCGTTGGTTAGATTGTGAACTCGGATTTCCGGCAATCCAGAAGTCGAAGGGATGTTAACTACAGCCGCTGCGTTGATTAGTTTTGCCCCGTTTAGTTCCATTGGGATCGGGAACGAGTGCGCCGGTGTAGCATCGTTTGCAACCAACAAAACGTCTTCAGTAAAAACGTTGATTATTAGCGTTTTCGTGTTGGCACGTTTAAACACTTCTGATACGTTATCCCTAACGTTTTGGTTCATCATTGCCGCTGTAACAACTTCGTTTGTCACCCAAGTTCGTGGTGTTTTATATGCCATAAATCCTCCTAATAGCCCAAAATCGTTGTCGTGCCGAGAACGCCGTAAGTGCTGTCGCCAAGAATCCAGGTATCGGATGTCTCGTACATCGCGTCTTGCAATCCGTAGGTGTAGGTCACAATATCACCCGATGTTATTGTAAAATCAATTGACTGAATGAAACAGTCTTGCTCTATCCCCACGCTATCTGTCTTGACCTTTATCTTGTCGCCAACCTGCAAATCCATAAACGCGTTGATCAGAAAGTCGGGATAATAAGTGACAACTTCGCCGTCATAGCCAAAAATTGTGCTGTCGTTCCGGTTCGCAATCAGCGTTATGCTGTTTATAGTGGTGTGTTTCGCCTTGTGCAGGTCTAACAATGCAACTGCAATATCAGTTGTTTGTAATGGGTCGTCTTGGTAAGGCAGGTCAAGGTTTAGCGTGCGTGCGCCGTCATTGGCAACCAACTCTTCGTCTTCACGCAATATCTCAACTGGTCGGTAGATATACACACCCTTGCCTCGTGCCTGTAACTGCGTGACATAGCCGGTTATCGCGCCGGTATTCTCAAGCGTGTAATCGACACCGTTTGCGCCATAAACCGCCGTCACGCTCAAGTCACTGGTAATGTTCGAGCCTGATTCATCTTCTTCCGTGTTGAAGATGTAATCCGTGCCAGGAACAGGCGTAACTGTAGATAGAGCGGCAACTGTTTGCGCTTCCTGATTCGGATCACGGAAACGCCCCTTCATTGTGACGGTCTGATATGCGTCTATCTTTAATGGTCTCTCAAGCGCAAACAACACTACATTGTCCGTGTCAACCTTGCGCGGATACGCCTTTGAGTCCACCTGGTTGTAATAGGATTCGGCGTGCTTTACGCCAATCTCACGGTAGTTGTTGTTGAACACCGCGTCAACCGTAGTAAATTCGGCTTGTGTTTCTCTCACATCACCGGCTTCTGTTATTCGAGTGTCCCCGGCTTCAGTAACGCGCATATCGGGTTCGGCAACCGTTCTAACATTCACAGTCGCTAATGCCTTGCCAGATCGTAAGCCCCTGTTCTCGACAGTCAGTACTTCATCGCAATCAGTTGTTTGCTTGATATACACATAACCCAACTCGGAGAGAGTCGCTTTGCTGACTTCCTGCATTGCGCGTGTCTTGTCGCGCAAGGTGTCGAATACGCTTTTGAAGGTTGACCGCCCCGTACCATATGATACAGAAAGCGGTTGAATCGGCATGTTTGCGAGAATGAGCGCGACCACCTGCTCCAGTCGTTTGTCAGTGGTATAGGCTGGCAGGTCGAGTTGGTGAATAGCCATTTGCTCCATATAGTCGAGCACCTTCACCCGCGTAACCGTCATAAACTGCGTTGTGCCAATCTCGATACCATCAGGCGGTACAATACCGTAAAAGCGCGTGCGAGTGCGCCCCTCGTAGGTCAACCGCAGCCGGAATCTCATCCCTGACTGGAATCCCGACATACAATTGGCGTGACCTGGAGTGAACAGGTTGTTGACGTTATGCAGTACAAGCGTGAGTTGACCGGTTGAAGCGACTCTGTCAATTGGATTCGAGCCTCGGATTCCCATCGAACCAGTGATACCAGCCGCTTGCAGACGGTAGTCATTCAGGTCAACCCACCCGCCATTCAGGTAAAACTCGCAGGCTATCGCGTCGTATTTCATTATGCGCCCACCATCAACAACGCGTCCCTGACCGCCAGCGCAATATCAGACGCGGTAGGCAACCTTCCGAGTGCCGCTAACAGATCGCCATTGCCTCCGCCCATCATTGCACTGCTTGACGCGTTAGAATAGACGCGCCCGTTCGTATCAGGGATAAAGAGTTCTGGCCCCGCTTCGCCAACAAGGTAGGGTTGGCCGGCTAACTCGTAACCGCCCATCGCGTGAGCAAATTGCGGCACGCCACTACCGCCGCCACCGCCGCCACCGCCGCCACCGCTTGGCAATGACCCTGAAGTGTTGATTCTTACCCAGACGTTATACTCCTTTTCAAGGGCATTAAGCGCGCCCTGCAAAGCGTCTACGTCCGCTTGCGCTTCGGCAATGCCCGCAATCTGGAAGGTGTATTCTTCGTCAAAGATAGCAAACGCCTCTGCGAAACCATCGGGATCGTTGATAAGTTGATCCAGCAGATCGCCGGTCGCAAGTTCTATTTTGTACTCCAGCGTGTAATTTGTGCCCATTAATCCATCAAGAATTTCTAATCGGCTGATCAGGTCGTCGCCTTTTAGACCCGCATCACGCAGCCCTTCGACCAGATTATCGCCAACGCTCTCGTAAAATGTTTGTACTGCCACTGACAGGTTGAATTGAGCGTCGGCTAACCGGCTCTGGAAATCTTCTACTGCAAGCCCAGCGAGCCGCATGGCTCCGGGCACGCTCGTTCCAATATAATCAGTTGCCTCGCTGACATTGTTCATTGACTCATAAACACGGTCATTCGCGGCAGCCCACTCATCGGTCTTATCTATGAACGCGGCACTGCCGAAAGTTTCATAAAGATACGTGACTTTTTCAGCAGCGTCTTTAGACGATACACCGGCTTCGTTTACGAGTCGGCTATATTCTTTCAACGCGGGGTTCAACCGTTGCACCCATTCAGCCCGACTTTCTTTAGTCGAGATTATGGGCATGTCTATCCACTTAGCGTCTGCTTCAGATACCAGCCCGATGCTTTCCGCAAGATGCAGTAATTCTTTATTGTGGCTGTCAATATTTGCTCGCTCAAATGCAAGCCCTATTGCTTCAATGTAACCAAGCCCACCAGTTTTCCCGACTGGCATTCCATCGACATAATCGAAGCCCTTGTCGCCGCCCCTTGAAAGCGCAATCGCCTCTTTTAGATTGTCGGTGTAGGTTTTTATTTGAGCGGCGGCATATTCCCAGTTGCCAGCGGCGTCACGTGTCAAACCGCCGGTTTGTTCCAACAATCCAGCCGTGCCCTCAATAGCCTTATTGATTAGGGCTTGTTTCTTTTCAGCGTCCGTCAATGCTTCTGCCGTTTTGCCAATACTCTCAGCATAAGCGTCAAACGTCTTTTGCCCGCCAGTGATAATACCGAGATTATCAAGAATTTGCGGACTCATACGCCCAATACCAGTGATTATGTCATTGAACGCTTGCGTGGTTGAGATACCCATTGCACGCCCACGTATAGCGGCAACTTCCATTAATTGCCCCAACTGTTCAGCAGAATTGCCAACGCCTAACATCATTGCACGGCTCGAAGCCTGCATTATGTCATAATCCGAGACCATCCCAAGCGAAGCGGTACGAACTGAATCCATAATGTGACCCATATCCATACCCATTGAACGCGCTAATGAAAATGAGGTTTCTTCGAGCCGCTGTATTTGTGCGCCTTCGTGAGAAAAGTCGAGCACCTTTTTCACAGTGCCAAGAGCCGCAGCTAATGGCGCGGCTGTGGCTACTATTGTTTTTGCCGTGTTTAGCCAGTTTGCACCTAAACCAGTATCAGAATCTTCACCGATACTTCTGATATTTTTTGCGGTAGTTTTGATTTTTGATTCAGCATCTTTCAAACCCCTCTGGAGTCCGGAAGTATCTGCACCAATACTTGCGAAAAGACTCGCTATTTGTATTGCCATATTATTTCACCAGCGTCTTTCTCGCTTTACTCATGCCGTCTCTCACTTGCAGCCACTCGTTCATATCGGCAACCGAGAGCGCGTCTACATACTCCAGCGTCCACCCTGTTTCTTTCACGAGTTCCCACCGCCAATATTCCCACGGCAAGCCCTGCTTCTTGATGGCTGCCATGTAGACGCGCCCACTTAGTTTTTTGAATCGTTGAGGTCGGCTTCTTTTTTGAACGACTCCCAGATACCGATTGCGATTTTGCGATAATCAATCGGATTCAGATCACCCAATTCATCCGCTGTCATTCCTACCAGTTTGCCAACGATAATGTCGTTGGTATCAGGGTCGGTTTCCTTGTCAATCAGCACACGCCATTCCTTTTGTGAGATCGCGCTCCAGTCGTACTCAATCTCGCGTCCGTTAGATAGTGTGACCATGTGCTATGCCTTTGGACCGTTCTTTTGGAACGTGCAGCTGATCTCAACCACATCGGCGTAAGGGATATTCAATTTCGCACCCATTGCTATCGCGGGATAAATGTCCTTCTGCTTGCCAGACGCAGTACCTTCAGGGTAGACGGTCAATGTACCGCCTGTTCCGGCTTCAAGCGCACTAACAAGTGCCGTGCCTGCCGACTGGTACAAGCCTGACCATTCGATCGTTGCATCCTTGATTGTCGCAATGTAGGTTTTGTCGGTATCAGCACCGGCAGTGGTTTCAGCCAGGTCGATGTTCGGGTTGATCGAGAGCGTGCGGAAGTCAGTGTTCAAGTTCACCGTACCACCGCTGTACGCCCAAGTTACAACTAAGTTTTTTCCAGTAATTTCAGCCATTTTGTTCTCCTATATAGCTTTTATGATTTATCCATGCGCACGCGGTAATAAGCACCGCAAGCCCACGTATGCTTTCCTGCCTCGTCGATTTCTGGCAGTAAAAAATCTTCTTCACGTGCCAGCCAGAAGTTGTTCCAGCCGGTCACGGTAAGCGTTCCTGATAGCAGATTGTTGATATGCGCGTCAAGTTGAGCCGCTTCCTTTGCATCATCGGCATAAGCTCTCACGTACACGACTTCCTGCACGCTCTCACGCGGTGTGAAATTGTCAGCGCCGCCAGCCGCGTAACTCCAAACCACGTAAGGCAAGGCAGCCCCTTCCGGCGCAACCCCGTGATAAATGCGCGTTCCGCCCAATGCGCCTGTGAGAGCCGTACCGCCTGATAATTTCGTGTAAAGTGCCGCGTTGAGCGCGTTATAAGGTGAGGTCATTTCAGCAGCCCCTCTTTCAGTAATTGGATCAGCCTGGATTCGCCTTTTTCAACCGCAGGCTTCAGGAATGGTCTCGCTCCCATTTTGCGCGTGCCCATTTCAACGTAAG